CGCCTGTCCATGACGCAGGCATGACTTCAAGTAACCCCGCAGCCTGTGAGCCTGCGGGATAGCCATTGGCGACGGTGGCACTGGCTCCGGTGCTTTGCACATAAAGACCAATCTTTTCCAGATTAAGCGTGTTGATGTTGGTCGCGCCCAAGACCGTCGTGAGAACGGGCAGCGCCCCAACATCCGCAGCGGTGAGATTCTGGTCTGCGCTTAACGCCTTGCCGTTAATTTTACGGGCGGAAGGCACGCGGGTATTGGCGTTGTCATTGGCCGCTTTCACCGCCTTTGGCGTCGCCGCCAGCGTTTCGCTGGTACTGCTGACCGAGCTGTTAAGCTGCACAAAACCTTTTGCCGTCAGCGTTCCGTCGGGATGGTTACGGGATTTCTCATGTTCGGAGAGTTTATCGTCTACATAATCTTTTGTGGCCATCACCGTGGAGCCGTCAATGCTCAGCGCGACGGACTCAATTTCACTGACGATGAGCACCATCCGCAGCGTCTGTAACCGGCCTGACCCTTCAGCAAGCTTGGGTTTATAACTTTCCGCCATATTGCTGACAGCAACCAACACACCGTCAGCATCGTATAAGCCCATTTCACGCATCCAGAAGCCGCCGACGTCAGGTTGGATCACCAGCTCGGCCACCAGATAATGACTGTTTTTGGCATCGATGCTTAAGCGGTTGAGATTGGCACGATAAACCTCATTAACCAGCTTGGTCTGTTTTGGGTCAGGGGTTGGGAGTTTTCCGCCCCCGTCACCGACGGCCATACGTGTGATTTTGACCTGCGTTCCGCCTGCCGTGGCGGCGGCGATTTTGGCCGCTCCGGCGGTAGTCAGTAATGCTTTATAAGTCGCCATAAGTTTTCCTCTGCTTAGGCCGGATAAACGGTGATGACGTCGCCGTCGTAAGAAAGCGCGCCGACAAAAATGTGTCCGGGGATATCCTGAATGATGGTCAGCGTCTCAAGGTGGCGGCTTGCGGGTTTCGCATCCGCAATAAGCCGCTCCATTTCCTGATACATTTCTTCGGTAATACCGCTTTCCAGCACACCGATATCGAGGCGAAACGTGCCGGGCGGGCTGTTGGTTTCCCACCACTCAGAAATCTTGATGACGTACCCCAGCGGCTCAACCACCCGGCGGATCGCGCTGATGGTGCCTTTATGGGTATGGATGAAATAAGCAGACTGGATCACGCCGCGTTTCGTTGCCTCCGGCCAGCGTTCGTCCCACCGGTCAACCGAAAATGCCCACGCAAGATAGGGTAAGAACTTCGCCGGGCAGGTTTGCGGGTTCCATAAATCACGCAGCGGCACAGGGACAGCGGTCAGCTCGGCGCAGGCCGCAGCGGCGGCGACCTCCAGCGGCGAGGAGCCCACAGGTAACAGGCGCGCATTACTCATCAGTGCCTCCGAGGGTGATGGAGGACGACGAGCAATATGACGCTTGCGTATCATCCAGTACGAGATCGGCCAGCGGCTGCGTGAGTTCGACACGCTGAACACCTTCAACATGCAGCGCGGCATAGATAGCCGAGAGACGAATATCTCGCCCGAGCCTGTGCTGTGCCAGCGTGTAGGCGTTGAGCTTATCCACTGCGGCCAGCCTGACAGGCTCTAATTCCGGTCCCGGATAAACATAGAGCTTGGCGGCAATCTGATAAGGGATAATCTGCGCTGACTGCACCGTCACGCGGTCAGCCACCGGGCGCACGTCCTCCGCATTGAGCGCGGTATTTACAATCCCGATAAGCTCCGCGCTGGCCGTGCCGTCACCTTCACGCGAAAGCACGGAAATAGTCACATTGGCCGGTGCAGGGCTAATCACTGACACATCCGCCACCCGGCCATCAGCACTGCGGCCATGAAACTGATAAGCGCCGGTTGATCCGGCCACGCTCAGCCCCTCAAAAGCCTGCTGAATGCGCACGCGGAAATCCCCGTCACTTTCCAGCACCTCAGCCACCGGCGGCAAAACGGAATCATCAGCCTCCGTGATAACCAGACGCGCAACGTTATAATTTGCACCGAGCTGGTCGAGGTCAGCGCCGGTGGCGTAGGCCAGCATATTGGCGCGCGCCGCCTCGTTGACACGCTGACGCAAAATCACCTCACGGTAAGCGTTCTCCTGTAACAACTTAACGATGGGCTCAGATTCCAGCGCCAAGGTGCGGGCAACGGCCTCGCGTTCGCTCTCGTCATACAGTGACAGCAACGTGGCTTTGCGTTCTTCAAACAGGGTTTCGTAGTCCAGTTCCTCGACCACATCCGGCGCGGGAAGCTGGCTTAAATCAATAAGAGCCATAGTGTTAACTCAGTGAGATGGAAGAGGAGAAACTGCCGGGGGTATCGGTTCGGTTACCCGTGATATTGACCACCATCGTGCCGTCAAAAGACGAATCAAAGGTGATACCCGTCAGACTGATGCGCGACTCCCATTTGAGGATCGCGGAATAACACGCAGCCATAATTTGCAGGCGGAGCGCGGCGTTTTGCGGCTGGTCAGTCAGTTCGGAAAGCAACGAGCCATAATTTCGGCGCATGACCCGAGAGCCTACCGGCGTTCGCAAAATGTCACTGACCGACTGGTTGATGTGCGCCATGTCTTCAACCTTGCGCCCCGAATGGCGGGACATGCCGAGATACCTCGCATTACTCATTATCAAAACCTCAGCTATCAATTCGGTTTACCGGTATTTCCGCCGCCGGTCTGAATGCCGCCGTGTGTATGGGTATCAACCTGCACACCGTTGGAGGTAAACGCGCCGCCGCTGTGCGCAATATTGCCTTTCATCGCACCGCCTTTTTTCACCTCTAATGAGCCGGTGGTCAGCTTGTTGGTACACACCACCTCCGGCGTATCAAGCGTGATTTTCCCGCTGGCCGTCACCGTCACATTGGGGGCGGTTGCCTGAATAGATTTTGTGGCGGATACATCAGCGGTCTGAATACCACTCACCGTCAGCGCACCGCTGGCCGGTTCATACTGGAATTGAGCACCGTCAGAAAAGCTGACGTGATACGCCTCTGCGGATACAGACGGTGCGGGAAAGTTATCGCTGTAAATGCCCGGCAAAACAAACCCGGTATCGAGCTCACCACCGAGAGATAAAAGCAGAACCTGCTCACCGGCGGAGGGAGCCCACCAAGTCCGCGCACTTCCCGCGCGGGACGTCAGCCAGTGAAGCCAGTCAGTGAGAATTTCGCCTGTCTGGACGCGGCACAGAGCCAGCTCGGTATCGACTTCTGCGACCACACCGATACGGATAATGTCGCGCATCGCGCGGGAAAGTTCGGAAAGTTTTTCGAATGTATTCATAAGGGAATGATGCAGTTGGGCTGAAATGAGAGCAATATGGGGTTGTTATTTACCAGATAGCACAACAACTCTATGTGAAATTAATTTTGACCGTTGGTTCAACGTAAGAGGGAAATGCGGGCGTTAATAGTTATCATTACGATACTTATTGGTTGAAATATTGTATGAATAAGCATTTGCTCAAAGAAAATTTTAAAATTAAGGTTACGTTAATAATTCTTTCGTATGATTCAATAGGTCGACAAACCCATTAAGGCAGACACTAATGAAATCACGATTTTGGAATATGTTACCTCATGAGTACGCCCCTTTTTTTCGTGCTCTTCATATCATTGTTGCACTTTTGATACTTTCACAAATCATCAATTCTAATTTTACTGAAACTGAAGCGCTTTCTGAGAGCGGCCTAGACGGAGTTATAACATGGGTGCATGTAATTTCAGGATTAGGGCTGATCATCTGCGGCTTCTTATTGCTTGGTTGGATGATGACACAGAGAGGTTTTACCTACTACTTTGCATGGGTCAAGCTTGATTTTGATGGTATTAAACAAGATATAAGCACCCTGTTGAAGTATCGCTTACCTGAAGCTCATTCAGGCGGAATTGCCAGCACTATTCAGGGGCTTGGTGTACTGGCATTGTTGTGCGTAGCCATGTCGGGGGGTTTATGGTTCGTTCTGAATGCTGTTAAATCTGATTTAGCGGACACTGTTATCGAATGGCATAAGTTCCTTACCACTTTTGTTGAGGTATATTTTTATGCGCACGGTACCATGGGGATTTTACATCTGTTAATTGCACGATATAAGAATCGCTCGCCTGCTATTAATAATTGAATTATATCTCAGTAATATCACGCAATTGGTGTTATTAATAAGACTAAGTAAGCTTTAAAGTGAAATAGCGTTAAACAGCCGATATGGATCACTCTTTCCATAAAGGCTGATAACAAGAATGCATCAATCAAACGCGCTATTTTCACTGTCGATTAGATAGTACATTTATCTAGCATGGGTCAATATGAGTCATGACGTTCAATACTTTATGATTCTGTAACACAGACCTTCGTGCTGAAACTGCCATGTCATGTCCTTCTCTAACAGATAAGTTACCATCAACCTCTAAGTGAACGTCGACCAAAACCAAGTCTCCCATTTTTCTGGTTTTTAAATCGTGAACACCAATAACCCCTTCGGTTGATAGTAATGTTTTCCTTATATCTTCTTCAGTTTCAATTTCAGCAGATCGATCCATTAAATCTTGCAAGGAATCATAGAGAAAAGAATAACCCATTTTCGCAATAATAAGTCCAACGATGAGCGCTGCTATTGGATCCAAAAATTTAAAGCCTAATAAGTTTCCAACAATCCCTAGTGCGACAATAAGTGATGAGGCAGCGTCAGAACGTGCATGCCATGCATTCGCCACTAACATACTTGACTTAACGCGCTTTGCCACGCCGAGCATATATCTAAACAGCGTTTCCTTAACAACGAGAGCAAAGAGAGCAACCCACAAAGCGATGATATGGACTTGGGGAATTTTTTCGGGGGAATTAACCTTATTTATCGCGGACCACAGCATGGTAACACCCACAACTAACAATATAGTACCAATTATTAATGACGCACCGTTCTCGTAACGATAATGGCCATAGTGGTGGTCTTGGTCTGCACCTTTTTTGCTTTTTTTATTGGCTATAAGCACAACAAAATCAGCAAGTAAGTCTGATAGAGAGTGTATCCCATCAGCAATTAACCCCTGAGAGCCAGAGAATATACCGGTAATAATCTGACCTATGGTAAGAAAGCAATTAGCAAGAACGCTAACCCATGTACTTTTTCTAGCTGCATTAAATCGTTCATGAGATTGATTACTACTATCATCATTATTTAAAATCTTACTCATCGCATGATATCCAGATTAAGTTCAGACCATTGACTATACCAATTAATAGGATTGTTATCACTATTTCAGTTGAAATAGCATATGGATGCTATTATTAAACTCGATGCTAACTATAACTATTTATTTCTAAAAAACATTGACAATATTGCATCCTCAACTGCAATGCGGTCTGTATCGCTAAAACCTAATAATGGGCGCGCTTCATATTGCATAGCCGCGCTGTATTTATTCGGTTTATCCGGCAATCCTTCCTGATGAATGCGCGCAATCCGCTGCACCCTGCCCGCAAATTCGACCACCGCAGCCTCACTGCTGCCTTTCGTCTTGAGATATCGCGCCGTACGCAATTTGGCGAACATTTCTCGCTTAACCCTGCCCCGTTTCCCCCGGACAGGCTGACGCTTACGGGCTGCATACGGCGTACCGTCCGGTGCCTTTTGTTGCTTGATGCGCTGCTGTTGGCTGGCTCGCAGCCTTTTAGCAATCTCTGCGGCCATCTTACGACGGCCAGCGGGAGACAACCTGGCCAGCAATCCGGCAAGCTTATCGTCAAAGGGCTTGAGCTCATTCATCCCATTGACTCACAAGCTCGCCATGCACATAAAGCTCCATTGGTCGGTGTACAGGCACCGGTAACGGGGGCTCATCCAATGGCGTAACAGTGAGCCTGCGGTCATCTTCTTTGACGATGGTGCGCTCGGTCAGTTGCAGACTCATACGCACGTCTTTGCTGTTGTCGTTATTAATATCCGCTACGTAAGTGAAGCCGCGTTTTTTCCCTTCCTCTGTGGTCATGATGTCCGGCTGATGCTCACGCAGCCACACGTTAACCGGCACAATCAGCAGGTTTAAATCCCCGGTGTAATCCGTGACGACAATATCCAGCGTGTAGCGGTTCTCAAACGATAACGACGTGGCCAGCGTGGCATTAATCGTGCCACCATCAACAAACATGTGCAGCATGTCCGGGTTATCACGCAGCAACGGAACAGACTTAAAGATCGCGTTTTTCAGGCTGGCGGGCTTCAACATCGTGGGACTCCTGACATTGTTTGACGGTCTCGACTTGCAGCGCACAGTTCACCAGCGCGCTCTCCAGCTGGCGATTGTCTTCGCTTAAATCACCGTTCGTTTTCGGGGTACTTCCCGGCATCTGACAACTGCTGACTTTCGGACAGCCAACGTAAATAATCGCCGGGGTTGTCGAACGCGGGACGGGTGTGCAGCCGGATAATGTCATCAGGCAAAGGAGACTGAAACCAGCCGCGCAGTGCTTCATTTTCATTGAGTAACCTCGTGATCGTCTGATTCCGACGCGCGGCCAGCGCACCCGCCGCATTAACCTGCTGACGGAGTACAACCAGCGCACGCTCATTACGCTGACCGCTGGCTTTCAGTTCACTGATGGCCAGCGCGCTGGCTTCCAGCGTCGTTGTTAAGCGCTGAATGTGCTGGTTTGCCGCTGCCACTTTCTGATTTGCTCCCCGCCACGCAAAGAGCGCACCCGCGAGCGTCAGCACTAATACCGTGATGATGTATTTCATGGCACCCCCTTCATGCAGTGTTTCAGCTCAACCGCCCGGCGGTTCTTGAGCCCCTTATTCAACACGCCATTGACGTACACCCAGCGGGGGAGCTGCTGGCAGGCTTGCGACCATTCACCGTGCCTGATGAAATAGGCCAGCGTGGATTTACACGCTGCCCCCGTGCCGACGTTAAACGCCAGACTGATCACGGCGTCATACACCGGCTGCGGCATGGTCACCGGCATGCATTTATCCACGGCGCGCTCCGTCATGATGATGTCAGCAATCAGATTACGGGCGGCGTCCTGCTCCGTAATGTTCTGCGCGGGCTTCACCCCCGCAGTGTGGCCGATGCCAGATGTCCAGACTCCGGCACTGCACTGGTACGGATTCAGGCGGCACCCTTCGAGGTTGGCAATAATGGCCAGCCCCTCGGCGGAGGTTTTGACAAACCGGTAATCAGGCATCAGCGCGGCGAGTGCCAACACGACGGCCACACTGCAACGTTTAACGATTGAGTTCATCGAAAACCCTCTGACTCAGGCCGTTACGCTCCAGCAATTTGTAGCTTTTGCGCCGGTAGTACCAGTTAACGAAAAACGTCCCCACGGCCACCGCAGCCCCCACCAGAAAGGCGAAATCCTGCGGCGTCAGCGCGCCGATAAAAGCCAGCAATGCCGCGAGCCCATAGGCAAACATTGAAGATATTTTTTCCATCGTCAGTCCCATAGCTGGACGGTTTCAGAAGTGGAGGCGGTATCAACGTCTGGCAAAATCACGGTGGTGCCGTGCGGCAGGACTTCGCCTAATTCAGCCAGACCGGGATTCGCGGTAAGTACCGTCTCAACGACGCCCCCGGTTCGCCCGTAGTAGCGAAAACACAGGGCGTCCAGCGTGTCGCCCTGCTGTGCGATGACTTTCATCAGAGCTGGCTCACCATGCCGCGCGCCAGCCCCTGTAACCGGGACAAATGCCAGCGCATGTCACGCCACTGGTCATCTACCGACACCTCCAGCGCATCGGCTTTTTTGTCACCCTTCGCGCTGGCGTCATAGCTGCGGTAACGCTCATAAATCACGGCGGTGGTCATCGCACAGACCGCGCTCAGGTAGTGGAAACACTTCACGCTTTCCCCGTCGAGCGTTTCAGCGGGCACATCTGCCAGCGTTTTAAATCCCGCCTCGATCTGCGCCTCCCGGAAGAGATAAAGCTCAGCGTTGACCTCGGCCATTGCGGACTTAATCGCGGCGCGCAGTCTTTCATCCGTCACGACGTGACTGAGGCGGATACGTTCGCTCACCAGTTTTGGGTCAACGTCCGGGAAAAAGAACGTATTGGTGATAATGGGAATGACCGCCTGCTCTGGGGGGATCACTACGGTGGAGCTCGCCGCTGCTGCGGTCATGACAATATCCATGTTCAAACCTCAAATAGGTGGACGGTGGACGCAGGCGTCAGACGAGGTGAAAACCTGCATCGGCCTGCGTGCCGTCCGGCGCGGGGCGCTTTCTGTTAACAACTGGGCTTTGTCTTACGCGGGCGACCACGCTTAGCCGGGGTGGCTTTAGGCTTGGTTTTGCGTGGGGCAGCATCAGGCTTCGCCACCACCACCGCTGGCCGCAGCGCCCTCTCCAGTTGCTCTATGTCTTTTTTCACACCAGCGACGCTATCAAGCTGCATCGCGCGTTTTAGCTGAATAAGCGCCTGTTCGGGCTGGCCGTTGTCGCGCAGTACCAGACCGGTAATTTTGTGCAGCTTGGCGCGCACCGGATCCGGCATGTCGTGCGGGAGGGTCATATCAATAACGGTCAGCAGGTCATCAACGCTGACGGCCTGCCCGGCACTGCGGGTGCGCATCGCGGCCAGCGCAACATCTTCGGCAAATAAATACGGCGTCGGGCGCTTGTTATTCGGCACATTGAGACCGTGTTTTAGCGCATAGCGCGCCATGTCGAATGTGCCGCGAATGTCCCCGGCATCGAGTGACCACTGCAACATCGTCATCAGGACGTCATCCTGATTTCCGGCATCGCTGGCCAGCACACCGGCAATCCACGGCGCATAGGCTGGCAACATGTCGCGCTTGCGTCGGGCTTTGTCCTCAACGGAATAAATGGATTTGAGTATCTGGCGGTCTCCGCGCAGCTTCATCAGCATCTGACCGTAGGGCAGTGCCGAACGCAGCGGATCACTGACCCGCTGCGATGAGGCTTTTTCAGCAGAGACCCGCATCATGTGACGCTGTGCGGGACTCAGCATGGTTACGCCTCGGTTTCAGGTTGGGTTTCGGTCACCGGTGATGAGGCCGGTTCGTTTTTTTCAGGGGTGAAATCGTCGAGCTCAATGTTTTCAATCATCGCCGCGCAACCGTAGTCTTCGACCACAAAGTCAATTTTCAGGGACTCGTAGTTTTCGATGCGGTCACGGCGCGCTACTTCTTCGATATGGCGACGGTGTGAGCTGTCCATGATGTAGATAGACAGGTTATCCAGACGGGTGATCAGCAGGGCATTGTCCGGGAAGTACGGCACACGCACCGCAGGCAAATTACCGATGCGTTTCTGGCTGACGATAATGTC